TGGTATTGCATATAGCTACCAGCTACACCTAAGACTCCTGAGATAACAGCTATAGGAATTGCACCACACATAGTTAGTTCTTTACAAATTCGTAAAAAGTTCGACCCTCTGCACCAAATGTAGCGTGTTTCTTAATGATTGAGAAACCCATCCACTTAATCCATTTTATATGAGTTTCGTTTCTTGCATCAACATAGTTGTACAACAAAGGATAATTGCAATGAAATTTTTGTAATTCTATAGGTGAGTTACGCAAAAAAGCTCTTACGTCTTTATAGTCAGTTGTCATAGATTTATGTCCTAACATCCATATCCTTCCAACTTTAGGAGAGCAAGGCACGACTCCATACATACCCATAATATTGCCTTTTCTTCCCACCATAGTCATGCAAGGTTTACTTGCAAAAAAACAATAGAACAATGCTTCTTGTGGTGAAGAGCCAGAATAAGCTAAAACTTCTTCTTTGTCTTCTTGTCGCATATTTGCAGCGACATTTGTTACGTCAGACAATATTGACTTTCGCCAATGAAATTTGCCTATAGTCGTCTTGCTCTGGTGTGTAGCCATCCTTCCCACTCTGATGATTGAATACGACAGGGTAGTGGACTATCGCTTAAGATTTCGACCTTGGTGTCATTGTTGTGTGCCATTACTGGTACTTTAAATTTACCAGTTAAAAATGGTGCTTGACCTAACGCTGGAGGGTTTTGACCAACAATAAATCCATTATACGGATAAGTAAAAGCATTTCTACCCCTTGGAGTAACTCTTATTTTAAAAGCAGACGTATCATCAAAAACAAATGTCCAAGTTCTTATTTGTAGTCTTGGCCCTGCAACTACGGCCACACCACCACCAGTTGGCTGTTCTTTTAAATATGGCGTACTAAACTCGTAGGTCATGTCATATCTTTCTCCTATAAAGAATTTTGCGTTTGATAAATCACCTAATACAGTCATAGTTCCATTACCAGTAAATCCAGATTGCGTAGCTCCAGATAAAGTTTCTGCACTTGGAACTGTTACTTGACCATGTTGTATCGTATTGCCAGCAACATCCCTACCAACAACAACTTGTATTCCAGCTGTGGCAGTTGGATAAGGTAAAGAAATAATTGACTGAACACCAGCACCACCTTGGTTAATTACGTTGATATGGCACTTAGTTTCATCTATTTTTCTATCTAATAATATTTCTAAATTACTACCTTCATCTACTGATTCTGGTCGCAAAGAGCATTTTTCTAAGTAAACACCATCTGCATATTGTATTACAAAAAATACATCGCTATCTATAATTGATGCACCAAGTACTTCTTTGTCTCCTTTTACTTCCCAATACGACCAAGATGATTGCAGCTTCTGGTCTTCTTCATAAAAGAATTTATAGAAATAAATACGTTTAGGCTGGTCTTTACTGATAGCTATAACTGTTTCTTCTGATGCTGAACTAACCATACTGACTATATTTCTTGGAATATACCTTGGAACAGCTGACGATACTTCTTCTGATACTGGAACTGATGCTGTTACATCTGGAAGATAAAAGTCACGCAAACCGCTAAACTCTCCTTTAGGTATAGAGAAATAAACAGTTCGACCAACTGATATAGGGTCAACTGTTGGCTCGGTTTCATATGTCGTAATAGCTGTTATTGTTGCAGTCTTAGGAGTTAACGCACCACCAATAGTTGAAGCACCAGCGTCTAGTCTAAACTGACCATGCCGACTAAATAGCAATAGTGTATTTGCAAAGGCCAAGCTGGAAGTTAAAAAATGTATTTCTGTTCCACCAGTAACAAGATCAATAGGGTCACTATCTACAATCGTTTGTACTGTTTCTGGAAAAAATCTATCGTAACTATCAGCAGCACTCATTAAAACATTTTCGTCTGCTAGTAATACAAGTCTATTTCTAAAAGTATTTATATTATTAATTGTAGTTCCGACAAAGGTAGGAGTAGGAGCAGTTAATAAATCTCCAGCTATTCTTGGCGACCAATCAAATTGTTTAAACTCGAAAGTACTTGTAGCTGCATCCCGAACTAAAACGTAAGGCATAGTAGCTTTATTAAATTTAAAAGGTTCTAGTGGGCCAACTGTTTCTCTCCAGATGCCAAAACCAAATGCTGTATTGTTGCTAGTTTCAAATTTAACGTAGTAATCATCTAGTCCTGTTGTTTTAGTACCTTGCACTTTAACGATAAAATCTTTTTCGCATAATGTTGGCAAATCACTAATTGTATCTATAGCTCCTCGAATAGCTTTTGTATAAGTACCAGATTTAGAGTCAGTACTTTCTATAGTAAATTCTGTATCGTCATTTTTTTCTATTCTTATAATGTACTGGTCAACAGTAAAAGTCCAACCACTAGGTAATTGACTTATTAACTGATTAGTTAAATCAGATGCAATAGTATTTGAGTTAGGTACTGTACCTCCAGCTGAAGCAGTTTGGTGAGTTGCCGTAGCCAAAGTTGTAGTACCAGCTGCATCTTTTATCTTTACCTCATATCTTGTGTCATAGTCAGCAGCTTTTATAAAAATAATTCCTTTGCGTGATACATCTGGAGACAATTCATTGAACCTACAAGTTCCGCTAGTATCTAAACTTGAAGCTCCAACTAACGTGAAGTTGTCATCATCTACTTTAGTTACGTCATAAGTTCCATCTGGAGTAGTACCAGTTTCAAAATCTATTTGTATTTTTACGCCTGTTTCTAGTCCATGTGCATTTGAGTTAACAGTTATTATAGTTCCAGCTGCTGGCGGTGTTGCCCCATCGTTTTGCGTATAAGTTCCAGCGTGATCCATTGTTACTACTTTTTCTCTGTTAACGATGAACGTGTAGTCGGCAACTGAGGCAATTCTGAATCTATCTGAAGGGTTAGCAGTATTAGAAATATCTAAATAATCAGTTCCGTTAGGGCAGTTTACTGTCTGAACAGAACCATCTAAATTAAATACATCTATAGCTCCATCCCTAATCATTATTAAATACTGAATAGTTCCATCCCGATCAACAATATCTACAAATGGTCTACCTGTTCCAGCTGCACCAGAAAGTAATTTAGATATGTGATTAAAAGGTGGGCGTTTAGTTAAACCTTCAACTGGTGATGACAAACAATTTATAACTGATTCGGCCTGAGAGGCCAATCGCAAAGCCGAGGGTTGCTGACTAACCCCATTAATCATATTGGGAATAGTACTACTTATTAATCCCATTAGCTTCTAGGTAATACAGATATAGGATTAAAGCCTTTTACTGGATAATTTCTCTTAGCGTTACCTCTTAACATACTATGTTCACTTAAGGTTGTTTCTTCTTCCATGAACTGAGCTCTAGTTTCTTGCTCTAATATTATATTTATCTCTGTCAAATCTTTACTACCAATCATAGACTCTTGTAATTCCCTACCAGTTTTAGTCATTATGTAAACTCTTGCATGTTCTGGTAGATCATCCCAATCAAGAATAATAGTTAAATCTGCTTTTATATTTTCTGTGAAGACATAAGTATTATTCTTTCTATCATATAATTTTTGACCACGTTGAACTACGTCATAGTCAGGATAATCGTAAGGGTCAACTACCACTCTGCTTATATTATCACCAACAGATATATGGTTCGTTGTAGAATCTCGAACTAAACTTACTTGATAATCAGTATTAAATGACCATCCTTCTGTTTGTACTTTACGGCTAACACTATTAATAGTTGTCTCAGCTAAGTTACCTAAACCAAACAAGCCTTGCAGAGAGTTAAGAGGTGCTTCCCCCATCATCTGTAAGGCTTTGTTTACTGCTTCAAGTTTTGTGGTTCTAGCGAGTACCATTTACTTTCCTTTTTTTGGTGGTCTTCCTTTTTTAGTTCCGTAAGTTCCTTTGCCAGAGGGGGCCATAATAGTAGGGGGGTAAGTTTCCCCCCTATATTAGCTACTTATGAGTTGCTTGCATATACCTCAATAGCACAGTCTGGTCTTAAAACACCAGTACCATGAGCCATTGAACCAACCATAAATGTACCTTGCCATAATGCAGAAACATCATTTCCTGTTTGCTGCATCTTCAAGTCCATTAACTTAACAGTACCGACTGCATCTGGAGTAAATGCAAGACCGATATTGTCT